AGACCCGAAGTACGCTAACTGGACCAACGATCTAAACCCGCGCCCAGGTAAAGTGTACCCACTGCCAGCTGGTGCCATGCTTTGGAATAACCCGCCGCAGATACCGAACAACGCCTTTAACGAGCGTCTAACGATTAAAGACGAGATTCGTGAATCGGTAGCAGTATCCGAAATCACTAAAGGCGTATCGGCATCTGACAAGATGACAGCAACCGAGATTAAGGCGCAGGTTGGGCAAGCCGACCAGCGTATTACCGAGAAGGCACAGACGCTAGCCAACGACTTATTCTTCCAGGAAGCCAAGATTGTACTCAAAATGCTGCAATTATACGCACCGGAAAAGCTGTATGTACGCACCATTAAGGACGCCAACGTGAGCTTTGAAAAAGTGGACATGAATCGCTTTGTGGGTGACTACACACCGATGGTGACACTTGAGATTCAGAAGAAACTAGAAGAAGCCCAGCAACAGGAAGCCTACCTCAACGCGTTCCAGATGATTATACAAGACCCGACCAATAACCTCATGGCGGCCAAGCAGATTCTATACAAGAAGATCATGCCAAGCCTGAGTGATGATGAAATCGAGCAGATTATTACACCAGATCCAAGCCAGAACGCTAGTACACCGGTGGGAGTGCCGGCCAATGAGCAAATGCTGTCTGGTGCTGTTGACCCTAATGAACCATTAACCACGGAAGGAGTAGAAAGTGGATTACAAGTTTAGTGAAGCCGAGCTAGCCGATTTTAAGCGCTTTTGGGAAAGCGATGCCGGCAAAAAATATCTCAAGAAGATAAAAGAAACCAAGAAACAGTTACTCGAAGCGGCCATGGGTTCGGTTGACCGTGATTACGTGTTTCGCAGCACCGCAATAGCTAATGGGCTTGAGTCCGTATTACTGGACATCAAGGCGACGATTGAAAATAAGAAAGAGGAGGACAAGAAGACCGCAAAAGACACCAAGTAGGGAAGGGATGGACTAGGTAGCCACCAACCCAGCATTTCAAAGTTATGAGTATATTAACTTAAAGGGGTTCTAAAATCGGGGTTTCGCAGTTTCCCCGGTCCTGCCCCAGGGATTGAAGGCAATCCCCGCGCCGCCAAATCGCGATGAAATGCTGGACTGGTGGAGTAAAGCTCCACAGCGAAACATTAACAACTAATAGGAGAATTGTTTATGGAAGAAACTGTAAACGAACCCGCCTTGTTTGAGGAATCGGATTTTGCGGACGATCAAACCTCGAACGAGACCAGTCCAGCAGTCGAGGAAACCAGAGAACAGCCAACTAGCCATGATGAGGCTAAGGATTCAACGGATGATTCGACAATCGCAAAGGAATCACAAACCGGCGATGAAATAGAAGAGTTTTTGGCGAAAAAAGGTGTCAAGTTAGACGACCCGGATGCACTCCGCAAAGTCGCTGATATGTACCGAAATGTTGAGAAGGAGTTTGGCAAAAAGTCCCAAGAGAAAGCGCAACTCGAGAGGCAAATTGAGCAGATGACTGTTCAACCCAATCGTATGAATTATAGCAACAATCCTATGGACCGTATCCAGGCCTTAGAGAACCAGTTAAATGCCGATAGGCAAATACAGGCCATTAAGGAATGGAAGACTGCCAAGAACCTATCCCCAGAAGTCGAGGCCAAGATGGTCGATTATCTGAAGCAGCCAATCGTTATGAACGGCGTGTTGCAGACCGACAACCAAGGCAACCCATTAACCAAGTTTTTTGGCTTGCAAAATGGTATTTTATCACTCGACGACGTTTTTAGTGCCGTGGGTGGCGATAGCTTAAAAGCTGATGCAATTAAACAGGAATTAAAGACGGCAGTTGCTAATGAAATCGCAGCCAAGCAAAATGCAAAGAGTCCTTCGTCTTTAGCGACCAACTCGACGCAGTTTGCTCAACCGAAAGACGCCGAAGATGATTTTGCCGCCGGTCTTTTAGGAGACTAGGCAATCACACAGGGGCTAATTTCGGTAACTGATTATTAGCTTAACTTTTTGGAGAATTAAAATGCCTAATTTAGCACTCAAGTATTCGTCCAAACTTGACCAAATCTGGACCCACTCGTCCTATACGGACAACTGGATCAACAAGAAGTACGACTTCGATGGTGTTGCAACCGTGAAGGTCTATACCGCTACTTCCGTTGACCCAACCGACTATAGCAGAACTTCAACTGGCGACCGCTACGGTGGCAACAACGAATTGCAAGATACAATTGCAACTTACACCCTTACTAACGACAAAGCGTTCAAACTCGCTATCGACCGCGGTAACTTTGAGCAGGGTATGCGAGCCAAGAAAGCTGGCGAAGTCATGCGAATCGAGATGAACGAAAAGATTATCCCGATGATTGACATGGATCGCTTGGCAACCGCTGCTGCTGGCGCTACTGCCGTCTCGCAGGCTATCACTGCCGGTACCGACGCTTACCAAGACACCCTCAAGGCTAATGAGTACCTTGACGAGTGCAAAGCTCCGCTCGAAGGCCGCGTCTTATTCGTGACCCCATCTGAGTACACCGCTATCAAGACTGCTATCGTAACCACCGCTATTGCTTCTGGCTACAACGACAAACTCGTTGCCAAAGGCTTTGTTGGTGAGCTCGACGGCGTGCCTGTAGTGAAGGTCCCTACTTCATACTTCCCAGCCGGTGTCAAAGCAATCTTGCTCCACCGCGACGCTTTGCTTGGTGTACGACAAATCACCGAGACCAGGATCATCACCGATTCTGAGCTCGTCTCTGGTTCGGTGCTTGTTGGCCGCTTCATCTTTGGCTCATTCATTCTAGCTGCCAAGAAGAACGGTGTAGCTTCCATCGTTGATGGTGGCACTGCATCTAGCTAATTCCGTGTAAATACACAGAATTACGCATAGACGTATAATTCAAATAATACGTCTAACCGAGAATCCCCCTTGCTAGCGGGGGGATTTTTGGTGGTATTCCCAGAGGTGGAAGTGTTGACTTTTATGCTTATGAATGGTATAATTATAGCGTAATATCAAATAATTCATCGAAAGGACAGATAAGATGAAAGATAGGAAAATCAAGGATTGCACTCTTGATGGCATAATGAGGCGGCTGTATTGCTACGACCGCGAGTTCTTCGGGGGGTTTAGCTCTGAATACCTCGAGAAGCGTGTCGAGAAGGAGTGGTCAAAATGGTCAAACGACCGGAACGGGTTGTGCGAAAAGACGGCGAGCAGGTTTGCCGCGCATATGAAAGAATTGTTGCAGGGCCACGGGTTGGGCATTGATCCTACTTGTGGGCACCAAACTATTAGCGTGGAAGATGCTCCGGTTTGCCCGAAATGCCACGAAGCGTACACTGGGCACCCAGCGCTCTCGCGTGACGACAATAAGACCGAAATATGCCCCGCGTGTGGAACACGTGAGGCAATGCAGGCATTTATGAAAGAGAAAGGAGTAGAAGCAGATGCGTAAACTAGACGAGAAACAATCAGCAGCGGTGGATGTAGTCAACCAGGCTATCGAAAAGTACCGCGCCAGCCTTAAAGCAATTATCAAGGCCGATAATGAGGACAACGACCCGATCTTTATTGAGGGATCCACCACGACTGGACACCAATGCCAATTGTTTGTGAATCCGCAGGAAGTAGCCAGGATTATTTTAGAATATGATTACCCTACCTACAGAGTTCTTGGACAGGAGGCGCCACAGGGTATGTGGGACGATTTGGGCCGGCATTTTGGTTTGAGTGAAGTGTATTCATTCGATTTGTGATACAATAATATCGGCCCCGTCTGGGGTCTGTCCAGCTCTGGCTAGAAATGGCCAGGGCTTTTTGTGGTATAATAATAGCAGTAGCACCTGACTGGTAGTCACCCTAGCACAGGAGGGAAAGCTTAAGTAAACCAGGGGAGGCGGAGAGAACAATTAGCCTGATGCCCGACCTCAGCTACGTACCTACGGACCTGCCATGCGTAGTGTTCGTCAATGGGAGCGCCTCCTGGGTGCAACCTTATAGAAGAACCGCTCACTGGAAGGTAGTATTACATTCGGGGCGGCTCTTTTTTTGTGGTATAATAAAACTAATGGCGGTGCGATAGGTAACTATCATGCCAAATCGAACTTATGGGGGGAAATAATATGTTTGGTGGATTGCGCCCTTACCGGTTGACGCCCATCAACCGTGGCTGTGTGAATACTATTGTTTTTTTGGCGCAGAACGAAGACGGCACGTGGATCGACAAGACCGATAAGCGGTTATTCTTGACGTGCAAAGCTCAACCATGGGACGACGATGCTGAGGACACTGACGCCAAGTTCAAGATTGAAGGGACTATACCAAACGCAGAAGACGAGCCAGGGCGAGTGGTCTTTACTTTAACCGAAGAGGACAGCTACTTGGATCCAGAACAGCTTTATTTCGTAGATATTGTAGAGACTGATAGCGATGGCACGAGCAACGCCAATCGTCTCTTTATTGGCAACTTTAACGTAATCGCAGGCCCAAATAATGCCGAGGCCGGCGGGGAAGAAGAATAAGAAAGGATAATATATGGCAGACGAATTACCGGAACCAAAATCAAGAAAAGAATCATACTTAGCGAAAGCTGCGGGAATGGATGTGACCATCCCAGAGAAACCCGAGAGCAGGCTTGAGCAATATTTAGACGCAATCGCTGAAGGCGGTGGAGGTGGTGGTTCTTATTCAGCC